GCAGTTGTAAAAGTTGACGTAAGTGCTCTTGCAGCAAGTCAACTTGGTAAAACTTGTACTGGAGTAACCATAGAAAAAATATGGTGGCAGTGCATTGGCATGAAGACCAGACTATTCTTTGATGCTACATCTGATGCTTTTATAATAGAGTTAGGTGAAAATCAAAGTGGTTATCATGATTACAGTGGGTTTGGTGGATTATCAAACAATGCTGGATCTGGTAAAACAGGTGATGTCGTGTTTACAACTGTAGGTCACACTTCTGGAGATACCTACACAGTGACTCTTCAGATGAGAAAGAACTATGACTAGAACGAGGGATAAACAACCTCCCAAAACTAAAAAGTATTTCCGCTCCACTAAATCTGGAGCGGGAATGACGAAAGCTGGGGTGGCTCGTTATCGCAGAGAGAATCCAGGTAGTAAGTTAAAAACTGCTGTTACTGGTAAAGTTAAAAAAGGCAGTAAGGCTGCAAAGAGAAGAAAGTCATTTTGTGCTAGAAGTGCAGGACAAATGAAAAAGTTTCCAAAAGCAGCTAAAAATCCTAATAGTCGATTAAGACAAGCAAGGAGAAGGTGGAAGTGTTAAAACCTAAAGAGATAATGAATGGTGTTTCTGTTGTTCTTGTAGCAGGGTCAATTGCATGGATAGTCACAACTCTTATTGAGGTAGATAAAAAAACTGCTGTGACAATGGTAAAGGTTGAAGAAAACCACAAAATGTTACATACTTTGTGGATAGATTTTATAAATAGAAAGACAACAGATGGCAATCTCGCGGGGTTCAATGCCCCAACAAATAACAAAAGCACCTGGTAAGAGGAAATGGAGTGCCAAGAGGAAGAGCAAGATCAATTGTGCCAGACCTCGTGGATTTTCTGAAAAGGCACATTGTGCCTCTAAAAAAAGGAGAGGTCGTAAGAGGTGAGCCTCTAAAAGTTTGTCCTAAGTGCAAGAAACGAGAGTGGATGTGTACTTGTTGGAAGATAATGAAAGGAAGATATTATGCCTAAAGACGCTTGTTATCATAAAGTAAAAGCTCGTTACAGAGTTTTTCCATCTGCTTATGCTAGTGGAGCCATTGCAAAATGTAGAAAAGTTGGCGCAGCCAACTATGGCAAAGGTGGTAAAAAAGCTAAGAAAAAAGCTGAAGGTGGATTAATTGAAATGAAAAATGGTGGCTCTGTTCCAAAGCAAACTCGTAAAAGAAAAACAAAAAATCCAAATATTGCACGAGGTTGTGGTGTGGTTATGAGCAATAGAAGAAAAGTAACAAAGTTTAGATAATGGCTGTTCGTAAGACAAAAGCTGGTTTAGCACTTAAACGATGGTTTAAGGAGGATTGGAGAGATCAAAGAACTGGTAAAAAATGTGGCAGACAAAAAGGTGAAAAGCGTGGAACACCTTATTGTAGACCAAGTAAACGTATATCATCAAAAACACCAAAGACTGGTTCTGAAATGACAAAATCAGAAAAACGTAAACGTATTGCTCAAAAAATTAGATTAGGTCAACCAGCAGGTAAACCAAGAAGAGTTCAGGCAGCAAGACGTAGAAAGAAAAAATAGTGGATGATTTTAAAAACATAGAAGATCAAATTTGTGAAGAAATTCGTGAATGGTCAAGATATGCTTTAGAAAAACCAAATAAAAATTACAACAACTTACCTTCTTGTCCTTTTGCAAAGACTGCTTGGAAAGATAAAAAAGTTGGTTTTGCTTTTAAAAACACACATTCATATTACTGCTTAGACACATTAATAGACTGTTTCAAAGATAATAAAGATCTAATTATTATTGTTGATATGTGCTTTGAAAATAATGAAAAATTTCATAAACATTTAAGTGATACAAATGAAAAAATTCAACAAGGTAAATATAAACAAAAAGACATTTGGTTAATGGGATTTCACCCTGACGATGATGTAAATGAACTTATTGACGATGGTACATTTGCAGAAATTGTAAAGGAAGAATATGCTTTGATATTTGTTCAACGATTAACAAAGCTACAAGAAAGTGCAAATAAATTGAAGAAACTCGGTTATTATGATAAATATTATAGTAACTATAATGTTGAAGATATTTATGAGCAAAGGCAACAATACTATAATAATCTTAAAAGGAGTAAAATATGGCAATGAGTCCTAGAAAAATGAAAGCATCTGGAGTCAAAAAGATGAGAGGTGGTGGAATGGCTATGAAACCAAAGAAGATGCGTGGTGGTGGCATGGCTAAAAAGATGAGAGGCGGCGGCATGGCTAAGAAAATGCGTGGTGGCGGAATGGCTATGAAGAAAATGAAAAAAGGTGGTAAAGCCTAATGGCAACTTCTAGTTCCACAAATTTTGAGTTAGATGTTGCAGAATACATTGAAGAAGCTTTTGAGAGATGTGGCTTAGAAGCTAGGACAGGCTACGATTTGCAAACAGCTAGACGTTCTATGAATATCATGCTGGCAGAATGGGCAAATCGTGGTCTTAATCAATGGACAATTGAGCAAAGAACACAAGCACTTACAGCCGATAGCACAGAGTACAGTTTAGGCACAGACATCATTGATGTTTTATCTGTGGTTGTAAAACGTGGAACTACTGATTTTAGTATGAGTAGAATAAGTAGAGATACTTATTTAAACATACCTACAAAATCAACCACAGGAAGACCAACTCAATATTTCTTGGATAGACAGATAACACCTAATTTGAAAATATATCCTGCACCTGAAAATAGTACAGATGTATTGGTTTATGATGCACTAACAAGAATGCAAGACGCTGATACACAAGTTAACACATTAGAAATACCATTTAGATTTTTTCCATGTTTAACTGCTGGACTAGCTTATTACATAGCAATGAAAAGAGCACCTGATAGAATACAATTACTAAAAACAGTTTATGAAGAAGAGTTTGAACGAGCTATGGCAGAAGATAGAGACAGATCTGCATTTCAAGTAAATCCACAACTCTCGTACTACAAGGTTGGCTAATGGCTTTTGCTAAAGGTAAATACGCTTATCGAATATCTGATAGATCTGGATTTAGGTATAGAATAAAAGACATGAGAAAAGAGTGGAATGGTTCTATTGTTGGCTATGACGAATATGAAGAAAAACATCCACAACTTACTCCACCTAGAATTAGAACAGACTTAGAGGCTATTAGAGATGCAAGACCTGATGTTAAAGATGACAATAAAAAATTTATAGTTTATACTAATACTGGACTTGGAAACCTTGGCACATTGTTAACATCGTTTAGTGCTACAGGTTCCGTTGGAACAGTTACAGTGAGCACATCATGAGTTTTACATTAACAACACTTACAGCATCAGTTCAAGAATGGACACAAAATGATGAAAGCACTTTTGTGGCAGAGATACCTTTTTTTATAAAAAACGCAGAAGAAAGAATATTTAAGGTTGTTGACTTAGAATATTTTAGAAAAAATGTTACAGGTGTTATGACGAGTGGCAATAAATTTTTACAAAAACCATCAGATTGGTTAGCTAATTTTTCTTTGTCATTTGTAAACTCAAGTAGTGAAAATGTTTTTTTGCTACAAAAAGATGTTAATTATTTACAAGAATTTCACCCTAATCCTAGTAGCACAGGAACACCAAGATTTTATGCTTCTTTTGATGTTAATAATTTTATCATAGCACCTACTCCTAATAGTAATTTTAATGTTGAAGTTCATTATTATTATAGACCAGCTTCTTTAACGACTGATGATTCTGGGTCAACATGGATTAGTACAAACGCACCAGATGCTTTACTATATGCAACACTTATAGAAGCATATACATTCATGAAAGGTGAAAACGATTTATTACAACTTTATACAGCTCGATTTACTGAGGCGATTAGCAGATTAAAAATATATGCTGAGGCTAAAGAAAATACAGATGCTTATAGGGAGGGATTAGTAAAAGTTCCAAATCAATAAAAAGGTAGCAAAATGAAAAATAAAAGTATTGCTATTGTCGGTCTAGGCAATAGCTGTTCCGAATATATAATGGCAAAAATAAGAAGTGAAAAGTTTGATGAGGTATGGGCAATAAACTCCATGTCTGGCGTTATTTATCACGATAAATGTTTTATGATGGATCCTCCATCAAGGTTTCTTGATACACCTAATGCTGGTAATCAGACAAGTATTATGGCAGATAGATTAAAAGCAAAATTAGGTATTCCGATTTTTTCATGTACTTTAGACAAAAGGTGTCCAGATGTTGTTGAGTTTCCACTACAAGAAGTCTTAAAAAAAACTGGTTACGCTTATCTAAATAATACTGTGGCTTATGCGTTAGCTTATGCAATAGCAAAAAACGTAAAAGAATTACATTTGTTTGGTATAGATTATACTCATAAACATATTGCTTTTGCAGAAGCTGGTAGAGGATGTTGTGAATTTTGGCTGGCTTTAGCAACAACAAAAGGAATTAAAATTAATGTTGCTCATAATTCTTCGTTGTTAGACACCAACGTACCAAAAGATCAAAAACTTTATGGTTACCATAGATTAGATAATCCTCTAATTTCAACTGTATCTGAAGGCAATTTGGTAATTACAAGAAGATCAAAATTAGAACCACCAGAGCCTTTAGACGCAACACCTAACTTAATTGGAAGAGAAGATATACCAGGTGTAACTTACGAGGAGAAAAATGATGTTTAACGTCAATGTGTCACAATTAGGAAGTGTAGTTGTAAAAACCTCAGAACAAGGGGGTTTGAATAACGAACAAATAGCAGATTTAGCTGTAGAAAAAATTGCAAGTGTATCAGAAAACGCACCTCCTCATTTAAAACAACAAGCTAAATTATTTAAAGAACAGTTAAAGGGAATAATTCATCATTATCTTCTCTTGGCAAGAAAGGAAGAGCGTGCTACAATTATGCAAGCCTTGCGATCAAGTGGTCACAAGGAAATGGCTGAATATATAAGGAGACTCTAATATGGCTATAGCACAAGCAATGTGTACTTCCTTCAAGAAAGAGTTGTTAGAGGGTGTACACAATTTTAAAAACTCAGGTGGAGACACTTTTAAACTGGCACTATTTGCAGAGGGCAGTGGTGGAAAATCATCAACAACTGCAACATTAGGAGCATCAACAACTGCACTTACAACAACAGGTGAAGTTGCTACAAGTGGTAGTTACTCAACGGGTGGTGGAACTTTAACAAGAGTAGATCCAACTACTTCTGGAACAACTGCATTTACGGACTTTGCTGATTTAAGTTTTACTACTGCAACAATTACTGCAATGGGTGCTTTAATTTATAATAGTTCTGATAGTAACAAAGCAGTTGCAGTTTTAGATTTTACATCTAATAAAACATCTACAGCAGGTACTTTTACAATTCAATTTCCAACAGCAGACGCATCAAACGCTATTATTAGAATAGCCTAACAAAAGGCTAACCAATGGCGAACATTACTGGTTGGGGTCGAGGCACATGGGGTGAGGGAGCGTGGAACGCTCCTCTAGCCGTTGAAGTTACTGGCGTTGCTGGTACTACGGCACTTGGAGATGAAGGCACTGCTGCTGGAGCTATAGTTGTAGAAACTGGTTTAGCAGGTACTTCAGCATTAGGAAACACAGTTGAAACGGGTACTGCCAAAGTCATACCAACTGGTGTTGCTGGAACTTCAGCATTAGGCAACGAAGTTTCTTTTACAAATGTTGTTGTAGTTGAAACTGGACTTGCTGGTACTACTGCATTAGGCAATGTAGTCTCAGATGGTGGTGCTGTAGGTGCTCCTAGTGGTGTTGCTGGTACTTCAGCAATAGGCAACACAACAGAAACTGGCACTGGAATTTTTTCAGTTACTGGAGTAGCGGGAACTACAGCAGTAGGAAATGGTCAAGCCTTTCCAGAATTTGTTGTGGGTGCAACTGGCGATGCTGGTACAGGTGCAATAGGCAATGCCTCTATATCTGGAAATTGTTCTTTTTCTGTTACTGGTATCGCTGGAACATCTGCTTTAGGAGAAGAAGGTACATCGGCTGGCTCTACTGTAGTAGAAACGGGACTTTCTGCAACAGGTGCAGTAGGAACTGCAACAGTGTTGCCATCTTTGACAATTCCAGTCACGGGTTCTGCAGGAAATGGTAGCGTAGGTGATGTATTAGCTGCCGCTGGTGCTAAAGTAGTTGAAGATGCAGTAACAGGAACTGTTAACTTAGGTGAAGAGGCAGTAACAGGAACTGCAAATATTTTAGTAACAGGCGTTAGTGCAACTGGTAGCGTAAATCAAAATGCTGCTCTTACTATATTCACAATCACAGTTGTAGGTGGTAATCCTTCAAACCATCCTTACTATAATGTGGGTTCTACAAACAAGTATGCTATCAATGGGTCAACTGCAACGGCAGATGTTCTTTTAACTTTAGAAGAGGGCAGAACATATAGATTTGATCAAAGTGATAGTAGTAATAGTGGACATCCGTTAAGATTTAGCACAACTGCAAATGGTACTCATGGTGGAGGATCTGAATATACAACTGGAGTTACTACCAATGGCACACCAGGTCAAGCTGGTGCATATACAGAAATTACAGTAACACATGGAGCACCTACCTTATATTATTATTGTACTAACCATTCAGCGATGGGTTGGCAGGCAAATACTGATGAAAACTTCACTACTTTTACTATTACAGTTGTTGGGGGTAATCCAAGTAATCATCCAAATTATAATGTAGGATCATCTAATAAATACGCAGTAAACGGAAGCACTGCTACGGCAGACGTTGTGTTAGATTTAATAGAGGGTCAAAGATATAGATTTGATCAATCAGATAGTTCTAATAGTGGGCATCCTCTAAGATTTACGGCAGATGCTGCTTCACAAACAAGTGCAGCATCTTCAAGTCTTACAGAATATACGACTGGAGTCACAACAAATGGAACGCCAGGACAAGCGGGAGCTTATACAGAAATAGTTGTAGCTAGTGATGCTCCTACGTTATATTACTATTGTACCAATCATTCAGCGATGGGTGCAACTTTAAATACTGTTGTTGAATCTGCTGTTGTTGTCACAGGGACTGCTAATACTGGAGTTACGGGATTAGTTGGAACGAGTGCTTTAGGAACGGCAGTAGGGGTAATACCTGTTGTTGTATCTGTAACAGGTTTTGCTGTTACAGGCTCAGTAGGAACTGCCACAAGTTCTGCTGTATCTAATATCGTGATAACTGGAGTTGTAGGCACTGGAACATTAGGAACTTTAAATTTATATGGAATTATTGCCAACGAGGTTTCTGTGAGTTATACTGAGGTAACTCCGTCACAGAACGCAAATTGGGCGGCTTAACAAAAGGAAAGTAATATGGCTAGTACATTTGTAAATAATTTAAGACTTGAGGAAATGGCGACTGGAGAACAGTCGGGTAACTGGGGTACAAAAACAAATACAAATTTAGAACTCATAGGTGAGGCTCTAGGTTTTGGCACTGAAGCTATAACAACAAATGCAAACACACATACGACTACAGTAGCAGATGCCTCTTCTGATGCTGGTAGAGCTATGTTTATTAAATATACAGGTGCTTTGGATTCAGATTGTACAATCACGATTGGTCCAAATACTATGAAGAGAGTTCATATTATCGAAAACGCTACAACTGATAGTGGTAGCTCTGGACCTTATAATATTATTATAAGTCAAGGCTCTGGTGCAAATGTTACTATAGCTAATGGCACTGCTAAAGTTGTGTATTTAGATGGAGCAGGTTCTGGTGCAGCAGTGGTTGATGCTTTTGCACATTTAGCTGCTGTTGATCTTACTGTAGATGATGATTTAATAGTAAGTGATAATATTACTTTAAAGTCAGATAGTGCAGTTTTAGGGTTTGGTGCTGATACAGATACAACGCTTACACACACAGACGGAACTGGACTTACTCTTAATAGTACAAACAAACTAACATTTGGTGATGCTGCAAGTTTTGTGCAACAATCCGCTGATGGCACTTTAAGAATAGATGGAGAGGCTATAATAGATTTAAATGCCAGTACCAGAGTTGATGTTTCAACTGACTTACAAGTTGGTGATGATTTAAGTTTAGCCTCTGATGGTGCAGTTTTAAACTTTGGTGCAGATAGTGACGTAAATCTAACTCATGTTGCAGATAGTGCATTACTTTTAAATGATGCTATCAAAATGACGTTTAGAGATAGTGCCTTGTCCGTAAGCTCTAGCACTGATGGACAATTAGATGTAGATGCAGATACAGAGGTAGAAATAACTGCACCAACAATAGATTTAACTGCCTCAACTAAAGTTACAGTGAGTAACGATGTTGAAGTTACTGGTAGATCCGTTGGTGTAACAGTAACAGCAGAAAATGATGGTAGTTTTGATTTAGCAGTAGGTAATGACTTTACTTGCACTACGAGTGGTAATACTGAAATTACATTTAGTAATGCTAAAGCTGGTCAATCTGGAAACATAAAGTTTGTAAATGCCAGTAATCATACAATAACTGCAAATGCACTTGTAGCTATAAATGCAGATGTGCTTACTACGATATCATCAAGTGGCACATATCATTTAGCGTACTATGTTACGGCAGATAGTGGTAATGATACAATATTAGTATCGGCATCAGCGGCTCTTACATAAGGATGGTTAATGAGTTTAGTTAAGGCAAATGGTGCAGGAGAAGTAAGCTTAGGTTTTTATAATGGAGCAACTAGTAGATCTTTAAGGATGCAAGATGCTAGATTAACTAGAACTCCAAGTTCTACTGGTAACCCTAAAAAATGGACTTTTAGTGCGTGGCTTAAAAGAACAAGTTTAGGTCAATCATATATTTTTGCTGGCTCTCCTCTTGCAAGTGGTTATGATGGAATAGCAGCTATTTATTTTAATGGTAGTGATCAATTACATACTTATTACGATACATCTGGTAGTAATCCTTATGGAAATGTTAGTAGTGAAGATCGTAGATACAGAGATTTAGGATCCTGGTATCATCTTTGTTGGGCAGTTGATGCTGAAAACACAATTCATAAAATATGGATAAATAATGTTCTTGTGTCTACAAATACTGGTAGATATCCCCCTAATTTTACTTATGGTCTTAACAATAGTGGGGATCAAATGGTTATTGGAGATGGTTCTTGGGATAGTTATGGAAGTCCTAATTTTAATGGTTACATGGCAGAGATAAATTATCTTGATGGTCAATATCTTGAGCCAGATTCTTTTACAGAAACGAAGAATGGTGTGTTGATTCCTCTAAAAGACCCAAGTTTAACTTACGGAACTAATGGTTTTAGGTTACAGTTTTTGGCAACAGGAACTAGTGCCGATTCAAGTGGTATAGGTGCTGATACAAGTGGACAAGGAAATCACTATGCAGTTACTAGTTTAGCTGCAGGAGATGTGGTTTTAGATAATCCTGAGAATAATTTTAATACTTTAAATCTTTTGGATAAGTCTGGTGGCACTTTTACAGAAGCAAATTTAAGATATGATACATCTAGTTGGGATATGGCTACTGGCACTGTTCTCCTTCCATCTGGAAAATGGTATTATGAAGTGAGAGTAGATGCTTACAACGCATCTTCTAATGCTTTTAGTGTAGGGATAATACAAACAAATAAAATTAGAGGAAGTGGAAACTCTTATTATTGGTCACATTCAAGTTGGAGTACAAGTTCTCAAGGCTACTTATATGGCGTAAACGTAAATGGAACTACAGAATATAAAATTAGTGCAGGGAGTGCTACATCTTTAAGCAGTCACCCAGACATAGTTCAAGGTTCTGTAATAGGAATATTTATTGATTTAGAAAGTGACACAACATCTATAAAATACAATATTGATGGTGGAACACCTTTTGAACTTTTTACAGGTATGCAAGATGTAGATTACACTACTGGTGTGAGTGATTATCAAGCACAACTAACTTTTAATTTTGGTCAGGACAGTACATTTTCAGGGCAAGAAACAGCAGGTGGAAATACTGATGGAAATGGTAAAGGTGATTTTCATACTGCTTTACCGTCAGGTCATACAGATTATCTCGCATTATGTTCAGCTAATTTACCTGACCCCACTATAGGACCTCAAACAAGCACACAAGCAGATGACCATTTTAATACAGTACTTTATACTGGTAATAATGGTTCTCAAAGTATAACTGGAGTTGGGTTTCAGCCAGATTGGGTATGGACAAAATCAAGAAGTGCAACTGGTTCTCATTCTGTGTTTGATAGTTCACGAGGTAGGGCAAAGTCTTTATTTCCAAATTTAACTAATGCTGAAGCTACATCAGATAGTGATAAAGATTTAGTAAGTTTTGATAATGATGGATTTACTTTAGGTGCTGTGCAACAAACTGGTGTAAATGCAAATAGCACAACTATGGTAGCTTGGAACTGGAAAGCTAATGGTGGCACAACTAGCAGTAATACAGATTACATCAACAGTACAAGAAAGTACAGAAGCAGGATTTAGTATTGTAACTTATACTGGTACTGGTGCAAATGGTACAATAGGACACGGACTTAATTCAGCACCTGAAATGGTTTTTTATAAATCAAGAGATTCTGTTCTAGATTGGGTAGTTTCAAATAAAACAATTGGTGGAACTTATACACTTTATTTGAATTTAACCAATGGTCAAGATTCAACTACTGGAACATATAATTCAACACTTCCAACATCTACTGTTTTACACGTTGGTACAGCACCTTATGCAAATACAAGTGGAGATGATTTTGTAGCTTATGCTTTCCATAGTGTTGAGGGTTACTCTAAGATTGGCTCTTATACTGGAAATGGCTCAACAGATGGCACATTTGTTTATACTGGCTTCAGACCTGCTTTTGTATTGTTGAAAAGGACAGATACATCTGCTCATTGGGTCTTGATGGATTCTGTGAGTGACCCATATAATCCGATAGATTCTGCTTTATTACCAGCAGGAACAAATGGTTCTGGAACTGGGTATACTGTAGATTTTTTAAGCAATGGGTTTAAATTAAGACTTACTGGCTCAGCTATGAACGCAAATGGTGCAACACACATATACATAGCTTTTGCAGAGCAACCATTTAAATTTAGTAATGCAAGATAGGGAGATAGACTATGCCTTGGAAAAAATCAGATGGAACTTATATTAAAGAAGGTAAAGCATGGGTAGGTGTTGATGGCACTAAATACCCAAGTGTTTGGAGGAGATTTTCAAATGATGAGCTAAAAACTTTTGGTCTCACATGGGAAGAACCACCCAAATCAGAAAAACCTGTTGATAGTAGATTTTATTGGGGCAGAAAAACAGATGGTTCATTAATAGAAAGAAGTCTTACGGATATTAACTCAGTTGATGAAGATGGAAAAGCATTAATAGACCCTATAACAGGTAAACAAGCAATACAACTAGGATTAAAATCCATTTGGGTTGCTCAAACAAAAGCAACAGCACAAGAAAAATTAAATAAACATGACTGGATGATAACTCGTAAGTCTGAGAAAGGTACAGCAATACCTAGTGACGTAACAACATATAGAGATGCAGTTAGAACAAAATGTGCTTCTATAGAAACGGCTATTAATAATTGTTCTAACTTAACACAATTTATGGCATTGTTTGACGCACCTGTGGACAGTGATGGCAATCCAACTGGAGACCCTGCACCAATAAACGATTTTCCAGATGAGATTTAATTGTGCCAATAACGTCTTTAAAGTTCAGACCAGGAATAAATAAAGAGACAACATCTTACTCAAATAAAGGTGGATGGAACGATTGTGATTTAGTTAGATTTCGTTTTGGATATCCAGAAAAACTTGGTGGTTGGGAAAAATATAGTATAACTACCTTTCTTGGCACATCACGATCTCTTCATGCTTGGGCAAACTTGGAAGGCAACAAATATCTTGGTCTAGGAACCGAATTAAAATTTTATATAGAAGAATCTCAAGGTTACAACGATATAACACCACTCAGAAGAAAAGTTGTTAGTGGCGTAACTGTTTTTGATTTAGGTGGTTTAACAGTAACATCTATAGTTTCTGGTAACGCTGGAACAAGTGCAGTCGGATCAGTTACAATAAATGCACAAGCGAATGATACTTTTGCACCTGTATTGTCAACAGGTGTTACATCAACTGGTGAATTAGGAACTGTTACTCAACAAGAAACAACTCCAGCAGGTGTAAGTGCACTTGGGTCAGTTACTATAGAAACAACAGTTGTGCCAACAAACATAACAGTAACTGATTTTACGGATGAGTCATAATGGCAATAACATTTACATCTTCTACATCAAGCACGAGTGTAACTGTTAATGACACATCACATGGAGCTTTAGCTGGAGATTTTGTAACATTTAGTAATGCTAGTACAGGTGACACCAGTCTTAACACACAACTTAACAATGAGTTTAGTATTACATCAATTACAGATGAAAATAGTTATGTCATAACATTAAGTGCAAACGCAGCAGCAACTTTGTCTAGTTCTGGTAGTGCAGATGCAGAATATCAACTTAATATAGGTATTAACACAGTTGTACCTGGTTCTGGATGGGGTGCAGGCACTTGGGGTGCAGATGGATGGGGTTCTGCTTCTTCAGATGTCGTGGGTGGAGGATCATTACGTTTATGGTCACAAGATAATTTTGGAGAGGATTTAATATTTAATCAAAGAGATGGATTTGTTTTTTATTGGGATAAAACATTAGGCACTAGCTCAAGAGCACAAAATTTAATAGAGTTATCTGACGCTGCACCGACAATATCAAGAAAAGTTATTGTGTCAGAAAGAGATCGTCATGTTATTTGCTTTGGTGCAAATCCTATAGGACAAAGTTCACAGGATAGATTGTTAATTAGGTTTAGTTCACAAGAAAATCCATTTCTCTGGACACCAACTGCAACAAATACGGCAGGCGATTTAAGAGTAGGCTCTGGTTCTGAAATTATTACAGCAGTTAAAACAAGACGAGAGATGATTGTATTGACTGATACTTCTGTGTTTTCAATGCAATTTATCGGTCCGCCATTTACATTTGGCATTAATCAGCTTGCTAGTAGTATTACAGTTCGAGGATTTAATACAGCAGTAGCAGTAGGTGATGCAGTATTTTGGATGGGATATGATCGTTTCTATATTTACGATGGTCGTGTTCAAGTTATACCTTGTTCTGTAAGAGATCATGTGTTTCAAGATTTTAATGAAACACAGTCTGATAAAGTGTATGCAGGTGTGAACTCTGCTTTTGGTGAAGTGTTTTGGTTTTATCCATCAGCTACAAACGCAGTGGCTAATGGTGGTACTGGTGAGAATGATAAGTATGTTGTATACAACTATGATCAAAAGATTTGGTATGTTGGCAGTCTTGCACGAAGTTCTTGGATAGACAGAGGTGTGTATCAATATCCAATGGCAACAGACTCTAACCTCGTATACAATCACGAAAAAGGTAATGACAATGATGGAACTGCATTTACATCATTTATTGAGTCAAGTCCAATAGATGTGCAAGATGGAGATCAATTTGTATTTTTAAGACGTATGATACCCGACATAAGTTTTGAAAATAGTGATTCAAATATTAGTAATGATAACAAACAAGCAGTGTTGTCTTTAAAAGCACAACGTAGTCCAAATGGTGGTTTTATAAAAACATCTACCAATACAGTTACATCAACAACTGAATTAAATCATTTGAGGTTGCGAGGTCGATCATTTGGTCTTAGAGTAGAAAGCACAACTCAAGGTGTAAATTGGAGACTAGGGACACAAAGAGTAGATTTGAGAGCGGATGGAGATAGATGAGTAGACAACTTGTACCACCAAATTTTTCTTTGCCTCCAGATGAATATGATGTGCAATATTTTAATGAAATGGTAAGAAGTTTAAGTCAATTAGTGACACAATTACAAAATCCTGGTGAACTTCGAGGCACTAAGATTACTTTGACGGACTTGCCAACAAGTGATACAGGTTTAGAGGTAGGTGCTTTATTCAACGATAACGGAACAATTAAGGTAAAGACATAGACGAATAATGAAAAGTAAGGTAATATATAGCCATGAGCCTAGGTAAATTATTAAAAGATATAGCACCTGTGCTAGTTGGTAGCTTTTTAGGACCTGCTGTGGCTGGAACAGGGGTTAGTCCATTTATAAGCAGATCAATTGCAGGAGGCTTAACATCTAAATTATTAGGTGGCAAAACTAAAGATGCACTTAGAAATGCTTTAATTGCAGGAGTTGGTGGTGCTGCTTTTGATAAATTCAGTGGAGCAGATCAAACTGTAACAAAAGGTGCAGACGGAACAATTGTTCGGAAAGATTTACCAACTGGCAGTCGAGGAAGTGGTGAGTTTTTAAGAACTGGTGCAAAAGAATCTGGTTCAGCAACTATTCCAACAGAAGCTGCTACAAAAGGCATTGCAGAGACATTTAAGCCAAAAACATTTAGTGCAGAGCTTCTTAGATCTGCTGGAGTTGGTGGCGATAATTTACTGGCAAGATTATTAAACACACCTTTAGGTGAGGGTTTAACTGCTGGTTTGATAGCACAACTTGTTGCTGGGGATGATGATGAAGAACAAAAAAGAGAGTTTGAACAAAGACCTTTTGGTTTTGGAGGACCTGGTGGTAAGCTCGGTGGCATAACTTTCGCCAGAGAAGGTGGAGAAATGGGATTTCCAAGACGAACAGGTGGTATAGATCCATCTGAGGGTTCTGGTACAAAAGATGATGTCCCAGCTATGCTTATGGCTGGTGAGTTTGTACTAACAAAAGATGCTGTAAAAGGGTTAGGTGATGGCAACTCAAGAAAAGGTATACAAAGAGCTTATAATATGATGGATGAATTAGAGTCGAGGGCGTAATGGCAACACAAACAGTTGAAAATATTCAAAGATTACCTCCGTTTTTAGAGGGTTTACAAAAAAGATTGTTACAAACAGGGTTTGGTACGTTTGATGGTGAAACGCAAACGACACCTGGCTTATTAGATAGTCCACTTAATTTACCACAATTCCAAATTGCTGGAATGGACCCGTTAAGACAACAAGCTATCACGCTTGGTCAGAATCTTGCTGGTTCATTTAGACCTTTTATTGAGGGTGCTGCTGGTCAGGCTCTTGCTGGACAACAGGCTTTAACATCAGGGTTACAATTTTTACAGCCAGATGCTATTCAACAATTTCAAAATCCTTTTCAACAACAAGTCATAGATGCAACTATGGATCAGCTTAATAGACAAGCTGATTTAAGAAGATCTCAAGCTGATGCTGCAGCAGTTAGATCTGGAGCTTTTGGTGGATCAAGAGAAGGTGTGCAAAGAGCTGAGACAGAAAGAGGCTTACAACAAGTCAAAGGTGATACTTTATCACGACTGCTTTCTCAGGGCTTTACAACTGCATTACGAGCAGCACAAAATGCTGGTCGTTTGTCAGGTGGTCTTGGACAAGCATTTGGCACGTTAGCTGGTACTACAGGTGATTTAGGCAGATTACAGCAGGCACTAGGTCAAGCTGACATATCACAATTAAGTCAACTTGGTGCATTAAGACAAGGGCAACAACAAGCACAACTTGATGCACAAAGACAGAATTTATTACAACAAGCACAAGAACCATTTACAAGGTTGCAACTTGGACAGAACTTATTACAAGGTATGCCAAGTGCATCTATTCCTTCAACATTTCAACAAGCAACACAACCTGGTGCAAATCCATTCTTGCAAGGTATTGGCGCTTATACAACATTGTCACAGATTGCACCTTTTGGTGGTGGCAAGTCTACATAGGGCAGGAGTATGTCAAGAGTTAGAAAACCAAGAGGCAAAGCGTTAACTTTAACTGAATTACTAGGGTTAGATAAATCTGGTTTAGGCACAGTCAGAGGTCCTCAAGGTGTGGCACAATCTAAACAACAAAAATTTTTAAAAGAACAAGCTGGACAATTAGACGTTCCCATTGGGGTTCAACCAGCTATTACTAATAATTTAGGACAGCAAATACAAACTACTATTGATCAAAGTTTGGAAAATTTGCCACCTCCAAGTGATAACAGATTTCAAGATCCAAATGTAAATTTAAAAAAAGTTCCAAAATTTGAAGGAGAGGGCACAGGCGAGGAAACAATACCACCTGGCGATGCACTCGCTGGTATTGATCAATCTCCTACTGGACAGGGTGCTGATGTAAAGGCTAAAGAAGATGATACATTTGATATAGGAGAAGCATCAGATGCAGATATAGATTACACTGATGTAGGAGAGCCAGGCTCTGAAGCACCAAAAGATACACCAGAGACAACATTAGCTAAAGAACAAAAAGCATTGCAAGATTTATTCAAAGAAACTATGTCAGAGACAGAAGAATTGTACAGTGATGAAATAGCAAAAGCACAACCTAAAACAATTGACGAATACAAAGCAGATTTTCAAAAAGCAACGGGTATAGATATATCAGGAGAGCCTGATAACAAATCAGCTCTTATGGCTCTTGGGCTAAAGCTAATGCAAAATAGAGCTGGTAAGGGCTTCGATTTATCTAAAATACTTACAGAAGTTGGTAGAACAGGAGAAGAAACATTACCTGCCTTTGAAAGAGCAAAAGACAAAGCTAGAGCTGGTCAACTTGCCGCTGGTAAGTTTGCATTAGGACAAAGAATGGCAGATACAAAAGCATTAGCTGCTCTGAACAAAGAAAAGAGACTAGCTTTACTAGGTCTTGGCAAAGAATTTAGAGGTAAAGCTGAAGCTAGAAGACTT